ATAGAACCAATAGTTTTTTCATCATATCTCCTAAGCGCTAGGCGTTAGTCTACCTTCAAATGAATAATAGCCGTTGTGAGTTAATTGCGCCCACGGAGCGGCATATACTTTTCCACCAATCTTGCGCCAGATATAGCAGAAGTGATAATCCTCTGAGAGTAATCTCTCTGTTTCTGGCTCAATGCTAGTCGCAAAGAACTCTTTAATTTCTTCTTGACCTGACATGGTATTGCCTAAGTCACGGACATCATTCTTATACGTTGGAACGTGATCGCCTAACTTCTCAAATACTTCACGTTTAATCAGTAAGAAGCCTGTTCCAGCGTTATAAATTTCACATGGCTCATGCACTGGCACTGTGACCTCACCAGCATAGCCTACAAGGTTGACCACAAATGAACCTGTGTAATACTTGAGTGACTCTTTAGGTACGCCAGCATCCATAGCTTTCTTAACACCATCCCAGTTAATTTCTTTCTTAGGATAAATTCCACCAATCATGTCTACATCAGCTTCAATCATCTTAACGACATCATGCGGATTAAACCCAATGTCAGAGTCAATAAAGAATAGATGCGTAGCGTCAGACTTTAAGAAAGCGTTAGACAATGCGTTACGTGCGCGAGTAATCAAGCTCTCGTTAAACATAAAGCTAAAAGCAGAGTCAATTCCCTTTTGTTGAAAAAGCGCTTGTAGCTGCAAGATTGACTGCGTATAGAAGCCAAAGCATTGACCACCATACATAGGCGTTGCTACAAAAATTTTTGGCTTTTTCTCTTCTGTAATTGAAACGTCTGTTAATTCTAAGTTGTCCATTGTTTATCCTCTAGTTAAAAGTGCCAGCTATCTGAGAAGTATGCTGGCGATACCACCTAACTATCTACCATCGGTAGATTCACGCTCAGACTCATGGAGGGTTCGTACTTTTCCACAAAGACAGTGCAGCCCCCGCCCTTCTTTAAATGTCCCCGTTGGATAAGGAGCTGCTGAACCTGTCCGTCATCATCATAGATAATGCCCTGCAAGCTATCTAAAACCGCTTTAGAGCAATTATCTACATCCATTAGTATCTTAGACCTCGGATGCAAAATAATCGTTACTTTTACGTCTAAGCCACCAAAGTAGTGAGCATCAATCTTGGCGCAATATTCAGTCACAAATTCTTTAAACTCTTTACCTCGTTTAGAGATAAAACGTCTGTGACCAGAAGCTATCCAATAGTTGTTTACACTAGGCGGATAAGGTAAGTGTAGCGTTATCTGCATCTTAAATCCTTTGGCTCGCCTGACAGGAGTCGAACCTGTGACCTCTTGCTTCGTAGGCAAGCGTTCTATCCAGCTGAACTACAGGCGAATTAAACATTAAAACGTGATTATCCATTTAAAGCCTCTCCATGCTCTTTGTGCCAAGCTCTGTGACATTTAGAGCATAGCCATCTAACTTCCAAAGGCTTTGAATAATCGTCATGGTGTCCATGTGTCCTTACTCCAGTTTCTCCGCAAGCTGTACACATACTTAATTTAATAATTTTGCCGTCACGAATAGCATTATTCACCATTTGAATAGCAGCTCTCTTAATTAAATTCTTTGATGCCCATCTTGCTTTGGCTTGTCTTGCTACTTCTTTGCCAGCTTCTGTTTGAGAAAACCTTAATCTACCTTCAACCCTATTAGGATTGTTAGCGCGTTGTTTATCGTATTCTCTGTAATAATCAATGTTCTTATCACGATTTTCTCGAACATCTTTTCTATTACATTCTTTGCATTTATTGAGATGCCCATCTGCCATAGCCTTATGTTTATAAAACTCTGACAGGGGCTTCTCAACATTACACTTAAAACAAATCTTTGAACCGCACATAACATAACTCCGTGTAAAAAGTTATGTTCATTATAGTACGGTTCTAATTAAAAGGTAAATCCTCGTCATCCTTAGGGGTGACATCCTTAGGATAATCCTTCTCGTCTTTACCTTTATAAGTGTCGACTGCAAGGCTAACTAGATTGCCTCTTGGGGTTTCCTTCATCCAGCCTGAGAGTTTAACTACAGTGCCGTCTAATAACATTAACTCGCCACGCAAGTCAGGATGTCCTGGCTTAACTTTAAACGTGTTAGTGTATAAAACACCTCTACCTGGATTTTGTTTGCTTTCAGCCATTATTCGCCCCTTCTAATTTGAACAGTTTTTTGAGTGTAAATCGTTTTTTCTACCGCTGGCAATTGCCTGATCATCGCATTGTTAGCTTCTGACAGTGCAAAATACTTTTCTTCCTTGCCTTCTTTATCTAGCTTAGGATTGTTATAAATCTTACCAACCAATTCTACAAAGCCTTCTACCCATTCCTCATAGGTGTGGTAAGCCCTGTAAGCCTCCTCTTGGTTCGGCAAGCGTAATTCATACTGCCCAGCCGTGAAATCAATCGTATCTACATTATCGCTAGGCATCTCAACAATAGCTTCTAGTGCTGGCTTTGCTGGTGTAATGTCTTTGATTGGAGCTGGATCAAATCCTTCGACTTCATCTGGTGTGTAGAAGCCCGTAACAGAGCCAGGGAATACTGATCTAATGCCTTCACTAATACAGCGTGAGCGGAGCATAGCTCTTGGGAACTTAATCCAGCCGCTTCCAGGCTTGACAAGCCCAATATCTGTAGCTTGTTTAATTGTCCACGTAACCGCAAGCTCTCCTCCATTAGGATGTGTAAATAAGCCTGTGACTTTTTCATCTGTGTATTCTTTCCATACTACTTTACCGCCAGCGTTTTGAAAGCGTGCAAGCATCGCATCTGCTTTAAGTGCTGGTCTACCTTGAATAATGTGAAAATCGCGTGCAGCTGTAGCTGGATGCAATCCCTCTGCTTGCGCGACAGCCATCAATGCTAACACGCTAGACTTGTCTTTCATACCAAATAGACCAGACTTAGCGATAGCGTCTGCCATCTGATCCATCTCTTGAAACGGAATAATGTTACTCATTTTCATTCTCCAGTTTAAGTTTCCCAATAAATTGATGCGTTCTAGCATCCATTCCTGTTAATTCATTGAGAGAGCAATAAAAATCAAATTTATCTAATGAACCTTTGTTATACACATACAAATACTGCGGTTCTTTAGGCTGTGGTTTAATGCGGTATTCATAATCATTCCTCCAATTTGGACATATTTCATCAATCCACCCATCCGATTCCCAATAACTTTGAATCTCCGCACCATCAGCCCATGCTTTTATTTCTTTTGCCCATTTATGTGGTTTATTCAAAATACCACCCCCTAACATCACATTTGTCTTTTATAAACATAAATCTTATATTGCGAATTACTTTGTGCCATTTATGTGGTTTCATTTGACTAAGAACCTCCGCGCCCCTGGCATCTCCATTACGAACTGATCGTAGATGTCAGGCATAGCAGACTTAAATAAATCGGAATTAAAGCGTTTAGAAGCCTTGCTAGACTTCCATGTGATTAAAGTAGAACCGTCTACGCTTTGAATTTCGCCTCTGTCCCCCATAAAATTACGTATTTGTAGCTCTAGGGTTTCGCCTACTGCTTCCATATCCTTAATACGGGTGCGAACGTCTTTAAGATGTGCAACCATCGCTTCAATCTGAGCTGTTGCGAGAATTGTTTGATCAGTGCTAGTCGGAAACACTAACTTAGTCGCTTCTATGCTGCCAGCCTCAGGCACAGTGTTTAATGTCACGTGCGCCCAGAGCTTCGCCATCTCTTTAATAAAGTCCGTCTTTTCCTCAGGCGTAAAAGTGAACTCAAAAGATTGAAACTCTTGACCACCGAACAATACAGCGAGGATTACTTTATCAACATTATGAACAGTTGCCTCATGTAAACACTGATAATAGTCAGCAAGAGGAACGCGGTTATTATCAGCATCAAACTTATTGCGAGTCGCTGCATTGTAGTTTTTAGCTTCAATAAGAATATTGCCGTCAGTAGTAATAAAGTCAAAGTGAGAGCGTAACCACGGCTCAGTCCCGTGAGAAAGTGAATAGTCAGCATCTTTAATCTCCAATCCTAGTTTGCTGGTGACAAGTTGACCAATGACAGGCTGCATCACGTGTCCCATCTGTACTGCTTCAATGTGGGATAGATCATCGAGGGGCTTCTTGCCTTGCTTCTCTAAGATTGCTTCCACTGCTTTACCATTGATTGCNTTGCGGGTGTCGGTAGCCCACCATGCCTGATTGCGTATCTCAGGCGCAAAGTCTGCTCTATCGTTTGCCATAATTAAATCTCCTAGTTAGGTTAATAAGTTTTTACTTCTACAAAACCACGCGCGTCATACGCACGCTGTGTCCCATCGTTATAGACTACACGGATATAGCCTTCATACAAACGCCAGCAACCTTCTATCATTGTGCCGTCTGTAGACCTGCTAAACATATAAAACAAATTAGGATAGCCTTGACATACTGAGTCGGTGATTACGATCTTACCGCCAGCATTGTTAGGTGTTTCCCAGCTCTTAGCACTAGCGCAAAGGGGTAGAAGTAAAATAACCCAGATAAGATTTTTCATGGCTCTCCTCCTTTTTCTCTACAGGCTGTGCGAGTAAGTATTTATCGCCTAGCAATTCAATTGCAGCTTGCCGTTTCTTTTCGTAAGCACGTTGCTGTTTAGTGTCTGGTGTGTAATTCATGCCATAAAGTGATGTAATGATCATGTAATTCATGCCATAAAGTGATGTAATGACCATGTTATTCTCCCTCATAAGTATAAAGAGCCACGCGGATTTCCTCGCCTAGTCGGTTATGAACTGTTAAAAGTGAAGTTTTAATATTCTCGCCTAGCTCTCGTAATTCATTCACACGAGAAGCCAAACGATAGATGCCGAGTATTTCCCATGCACGCAAGGGATCAATGCTCTTATGGACTTTTAAATAGGAAAGTAAGCGTTCGTTTTGACTGTCACTCATGTTGGCTCTCCCGCGTATAAAGGTATCTCCATAATGCCATCAGGAATAGATTGCCATTGCTTCCACTCAAGATAGCCGCTGCCATCCTCTCGGACATAAGCCCATGCGTAAATGCTAGGTTGCTGGGGGTCTAGTGCATTGATCAGGTTTGATAGGCGGATCATCGCCTCACTTTTCATTTTACTCATGGTTCGCCCCGTCATCTGTCATCTGTTTAGATGTAAAAAATACACCACGTTGACCGCAGAACTTTTCATATTCACGGCAGACATAGGCTGGCATAAAGTATTCCTCGCCTGTGACTAGATTTAATTCTTTATTCTTTGAACAATAGACTATAGGGGTGTTTAAGATAGCGTGATCACAATGCACGCAAAAGCGATCTTGACTCATAATAATTACTCCAATAAATAGTTAGGTAAGGTGTGGCTAGTAACACAGTCTGTCGAGGACAATTTCTGTTATTCGTTAGTAAAAGAAAAATATGCGTTCACCACAAAACGGACATTACACGATTATTTTAGTTAGTGCAAACATTATTTGAATTAGTTAAATTGCATTAAATCTATCCTGTGGATAACCTGTGGATAACCTGTGGATAACTTTTTTTACCCCTGTGGATAACTTTAGTTAGGCGTATATATAATCTTATATATATGTAATAACTATTTATAGTTATTAATATATG